AGCATATCCGGTATCGACCGTGCGTTGGTGTCATACAGGGTCACTACTTCGGCAATCACCGCCATATCCCCACAGCCAGACCCGCCACCCCGCAGGCCACCGCAAACCATATCGGCCAGTATTCGCGGAAGTGGTTCTTCACGCGACCTTTGATGCCGCTCCAGATGAGCGGGCCGATGTTGTCACCGATCATTCCTCGTCTCCGAATTCGGGTTTCGGGATGGTTGTTCGCGTCGTGGGAATCGGTTCGTCAGGCCGGTTGTCGACCGTCACGTGCCCGTCGTTCATGGCGCGGAAGTATCCACCGACCACGAGGCCCGCGAGCGCATTGATGCCGCCCACGAGCTGGAACACCACGTCGCGGTTGGCTTGAGGAATCGCGAAGAAGCTGAGCACGATCACGGCACCGCCCAGCAGAGCCAGGACGAAAGCACCAACTGCAAGGCGTTCGATACGCGGGCCGATGGTCACGACCCGCTCCGGTACAGGTCAGCCTCAGCCTTGCGACGCCTCGTCAGGCCCTTGAGAACCCGCCCTGCGGCCCGGTTCCAGCGCGCGAATTCTTCTGCCGCCCCGGGATAGTCGCCATCATTGTGCTTGCGCAGGAGTGTCGAGCGGCGGAAGTTCTCGACGCCCACATTGTACGCAAGCGAAACCATTGCCGCGAACTGGTTGTCGGTTGCGATGCCGCCAGTGAGCTTGTCGACAGCGGCCTCGAAACGATCCGTGTCCTTGTCGAACAATTCGTCGGCTTGGGCCTGCGTGATGGTCTGCCCAAGGCGGAACGGCTTCCCATCCATGTCCTCGGTGGCTCCGTAGCCGACAGTGAAGGGCTTGCCGCCAGTACCGGGGTCTGGATAGGCCGTCAGTTCCAGGCCTTCGAACGACTTGATAAGCCGCTCTCCCACCGCATTGATCTGCCGCCCTTTCGGCTTCTTCGGGCGCACCACGATAATACCCTGCGCAAGATCGATCGCATCATCGAGTGCATCGACTTCGGATTGCGTGAGGCCTCGCCCGAGGATTGAGCGCACTTCGTCGAATATGGGTTTTCTGTTCATCTACCCACCCCCTTGTCTGCGAGTCTTTCGGCGGCAACGATGGTCGCAACCCTGTCGCGGACCTCGCCGCGCCCCTGAATGACCGCCTTGAGCCGCATGACTTCGGCCTCGCTTTCGGCGTGGCGGCGCTTGCATTCCGCCAGATCGTCTTCGACCTTGGCTAACCGTTCTTCGCGGACCCGTTCCCGCTCAAGAAGGGCATCCACTTGTTCCTGTAGGTTCTTGATCAATTTATCCGTTCCGGCGTCGATACGATCGGCGCGTTTGTCCATGCGACCCCCAAGGTGCTCGAAAAGCCATTTGATGATGAGAAAACCCGCGCCCCCACCGGCACCGACGCTGAATGTCGCTATTGCGAGGTTGGCAAGCTCCTCCATCACCACAGCCTCGCCATGCGCCGGAACCGCAGCGCATCCCGGGCGCGCAGCACCAGCGTCAGTAGTGCGTAGAGGGCTAGGGCGCGGGTCATATAGAACTCCACGTCCCCGGCGTCCCTCCGGCGGTGCATTTGTAGAACCCGCCTGCCGTGCTGCGCAGCACGTCGCCCGTCACCCATGTTCCACCAGTGGGAGCCGCTGCGGTGCTCTCGATGTTCTTGTTATCGAGAAACGGAACCGCCTTATTGATGTCGTCGACCACGTAAACGTCGGGCAGGTTCGTGTGCGAAACCCTCCCTGCAGCCGGGCTTATCCCGTATGGGTAAAGAACGACACGGGCCGAGGTCATGGTAACGGTCAGCTTCATCGCCGCAGTCACGAGGGTAAAATCACCCTCCTGCCAGCATCGGGTGTACCGGAAGATCGCATGATCGGTCTGGTTGAGCGTCGTATTCGCGAACAGGCGGATATAGGGCTCAACCGCCGCGCCTCCATCGGGAATACGGCGGAACACCCAGCACGCGATAACCCAGTCCCCGATTGCCCCCGCCAGCGACCCATTGACCGCCACCAGCGACCCATCACCCGATGTCGTATGCTCATACATGATCATCGGGTTGCCGGTCTGCGGATTGATTTCGCGAACCTGGTTGGCGGTGATGAGGCTCTGGCGGATAGCCGAGTAACGCGGCGGGCGGGCGAAGTTCGCTCCCTCGAAGCGATCGACGCGAAGGAATGGAGTTGTCGCAGTCGTATCGAGCTTTTTCGCCGCAGTGTTCCCGATCTGCGGGGGTGCAACCTTATGGACACCGGAAGACCAGTACGGATCCGTGCAACTACCGCTTTCGACAAACGACATGAGCGCCTTGTGCGTTGTGGTGACCGACTGATAATTGTTCGGCCCGATATCGACGCTGACCGAGCCATTGGCATAGATGCAATACGTACCGGTATTGGCTTCGAAATAGTTGCCCTTGGCGATGTGCGAGCGATACTGCCCATTCATCGCAATGGGGTTCGGCGTGCTTTCCAGAATGTTGTCGAGGAACGAGAGGTTGGGGCCGGTCGCATTCCAGCCCGCAACTGTATTCTGACCCGACTTGTTATTGCGAACCGTCAGGTCGTTGATGTAAGTCGAATTCAGATGTCGCCAGCAGTTCTGGTTGCGATTGACGACGCAATCCTCGACGAGAACGACGCCGCACGCCAGTTCTGCCCCGGCACTGTTATAAACTTGGAATGCGTCGGTAAATCCGTGAATGCCGCACTGGCGGAAGGTGTATCCATAGAGGAAGCCCCCGCCCGTATCCCATGCGAAGGCCGCAGTCGGAACATCGCCGGTTTCCAGAGTGGCGAGGTTGAAGTTCTCGAAACTGGACATCCCTTGACCGGCCGCGGTCGCACGAAAACGGATGGCGGCATTGTCTGTATGGACCGGGACCAGCAGCGAAGGGGTTGCGGTGCCTGCCGTATACACACCCGGATAGACCTTGCGCCTGCCCGTTCCCGCGACACGGATGGGGACGTTGGGCCATTCAAGCTGCGCCGTGACCTTAGAGGCTCCGGGCGGCAGCAGGAGGGTGCCTCCTCCAATCGTGTCCAGATAGGCCAATGCGGCTACCCATGCCGCAGTATCGTCAGTGGCGTTGGCAATGTCCGGATCGGCCCCAACATCGAATTTTGCGCCGAAGGTCGTTATGCGAACCTGCTGGTCGAACACGTCCGCTGCGGTTTCGTTGGCTGAGACGCCGATGAGTGCCGCGCCTTTGTCAACATCGGACGACGCTAGATTTACTGCCGAAACGCCAAGCGCGCCAATCGCCTGCGATACCCTCAAAGGGGTCACCCTTTTTGCATTATCCGTGCCAGCCTCCGCCTCCGTCTGCGACGCAAGGGGGATGGCAGCGTCGACAACCTGCGAAGGCGTGGCCTTCTGAACTGCCGATCCCTTGTCGACAATCAAAACGTCGGTGTTGGTGACCGACGATGCCCCCGGCAGATCGTCTGGACGAATAGTAGCCATCTCAACCCACCCGAATTATCTTGTTGCAAATAATGGTTGGCTGCACGTTGTTGTGCGCCGCGCCTTCGCCAGTATTGGAAAGCGAGATGCCGGTCGTGCTTGAACCGGTCGTTTGCCCGCTGCCGACCCGCGCGACTGTGATCGCGCCGTCCGCTGCAACCGCTCCGGTTGCTCCATTGTATGAGTGTGTATGTCCCGGATCAGTGACCGTATGCGAGTGAGACGGCATCTGCGCGGTCGTGAGCGTATGCGTCTGCGAGCCGCCCGAAGCGCCGAGCGTCGAACTTGAAAGCGTGTTGAGGCGTGTCGTGGCCGGTGTAGCCATGTTCTCGCGACCAGCACCGACACGCCCGCGATAGTCAGGGAGGTTGAACGTAGTCGAACCATCGCCCGAACCCCCGGCGATTCCGATCACCGCGAAGAGCGCAGCATAGGTCGTGCGCGAGACTTCCTGCCCTGCGGCAAAAAGGTAATTCTCGGGCGGTGTCGCCCCCCAATAATCGATCACCCCTCCGATCGGCACGCTATTGGACGATCCAAGCTGGGAAACCGTCGCTACGTCATCCGGCGCTGTTCCCTCGGCAACACCCGTGACCTTGTTCCCGTTCATAGGGAGAGACGCACGCATCCCCCCCTTGCCATCGCGGTCGAGCGACGACGAGATGGCTTGCGCCATGTCTTGAAAGGGCGGGTTATGCTGGCTGACCAGCAGTGTATCGCCCGTATTAACGAGCGAGCCTGCTGGCAGGGAGTAATCGCCGGATGAATTGCGAGGAATGGGCCGAACTCCGCTTGCGTGGGGACACAAGCGCCTGAAGGAGTTCAGCGGCGCGATTTCACTTTCGCTTGTTACAACATCCGGTGCGTGGTAGCAATAGGTGCATGCCAGAGCCGAGCATCGAGCAGATTGAGCGTGATATCCAGCGCGCGAGATTTAAGGAAGGGGAAACCGAGAAGTTTCTTACTCGCCGCGCCGCCCGCAAGGCCCAAGCACTGTCTGCCAAACGCTACCGAGACAATGAAAGGCGACGGGCCTTCATGGCTGGATATAAGGCCGCTCTTGACCAACAAGAGTGGAAAGTCGGAATTGGCATGATTGCAACGCTCGGCGTGATCTTGGGGATATTCAGCCTGTTTCAGTAGACCCATCGGTCGGCAACTGCCGTCGTGAGGCCGGTTCCTATACGCCGACCCCAGCTTTCACCTTGACTGAGCAAGCGTGCGACTTCGTCGGTATATGCGGAATCTGCCGCCATCATCTCGGAAAGCGCGTCGGCACTGACCTTCGGCGTCTGATCGAGTAAAAGCGGCCCAAGTTCATCAGCAAGGCGACGATTAGCAGCAGCAGCGGCGGCCTCGCGCTTTTCCTTGAACGCGCGATCAGCAATGCCCTTGCCGACAGTAAGCCATGGGCCACCCAGCGCACCTGTTTCGACGATCCCCATCGCCACATCGCCACCCACGCCGCCACGCTGCTTAAAGAACTCGTCTGCGATTTCACGCTCGGCAGTGGCGCTGTTGCCGATCAGTCGGTTTGCGCTTCCCGCCAGTTGCAATTCAAGGTCTCTCTGGTCCAGCAGTCTGGCGACATCTGCATCCTCGACACCGTCGTAAAGGACGTTCATGCGACCCTCCGCATTCGGAGTATTGATCTGTGCCCACGGATTGCTGTTGCTCCGGAGGTTGCCTGCCTGCCCCATGATTTCAGACTGGAACCCGAGCTGCATCTGCTGACGCTGTTCCGGAGTAAGATCGGCCAAGAGGACGCTAAGTTCGTCTGGGCGAGTGCGGATGGCCTGCTGTCCTTGCTCAAGAAAGGCTCTTTCCTGCGCAGGCCCAGCATAGGCACGGCGGGCCTCAGCGTAAGCCGGGTTCACTTCGTCCATGCGCTGAAGGAGGGTATTTTTCATGGACTGCGCGCGGCGAACTTCGGGCATATCGCCTTGGCGAATGCCCCGTTCGATGATGTTATCCAGGCCTCGTTTTGCATAGTCGAGCGACTGCCACGAAGGCGAAGCAATCATTATGCTATCGCCCTGCTGCACGATGCCCGCCGCTGAAGGATCAAGCCCTTCGTCAAGAACTTCGTTGTAAGCCTCACGCAAGGCCTTTTCAAACGTAGGGCGGTCGGCAAGGTCCGTCAGGTCAACCATATCCGCGCCCGGCGCAGCGTAAGCCTGATCGTAAAGCGGCCCGGCATTCGTCCGCGCCTGCGCCAGCAAATCGGCACTGCGCTGAGGTATATTCTCCACTGGACCAAGATCGCGCGCAACAGCCTCGGTCAGTCGGTCAAGCTGCCCCTGATTGCGCTGCGCCATAACCGAACGCGCCGTGCCCGCCGTGGTGGGCGAGAAGCGCACCGCAGAACCCGCAAGGCTCTGGAGTTCCGGCGATGCATCGGCCAGCGTCATCGGGACGCCGAGTTCATCGGCGCGGGTCAATGCTGCCGCAACTTCGTTCTGGTTATCTGCTTCGCGCACAGTC